CGCTCCAGGCGGGAGGCTTGCAATCACGGGGCCAAACCCGCCGCGAAAGCGAAACTCAATGAAATGTGGCTACGCGTTACCGACAGGCTTGACTATTTCCAGAATGCCGAAGGAAATGACAACGAGTTTTCCTATGACCACCCCACAAGCATAAATACATCAGAGCGGATACGCTTTTACATAGCAAAGCTCTGACGGCTCAGCCTCTCGGTGTGTCGGTCGCACTACAGATTTTGGTTCTGTCGGAGGGGGTTCGATTCCCTCAGAGGCTACAAGAAGCGGTAGTTGCTACATGATTGATAACATAGGAGGCTGCGCTGTCAGCCTAAGCCAAAGTGCAGCCTCCATTTTTCAATCAAGCAATCCGCAAATGTTTAACAATTTAACTCCATCAATCATGGGCAACCTACAACTGACGGTTGAGGAAATCAACCAACTCAAGCCGCTCGAAATAGTCGAGCATCCTGTCGTGCGTGAGCGCTTCATATTTATCTACGACAAACTTTGGGGCAACGGTGAAGCCGCTTATGAGCGTGAAAGTATCTACTTCAACAAGGCTCTCCGCGACAACGACAAGGGCAAACTGCAACGCGCCACACCGTTCAGCATCTTCACGGCATTCATTGACCTTGCCGTGTGTGGCCTCTCACTTGAACCCGGCACACGCGCACTCGCATATCTCATGGGGCGTAACGTCAATGTCGGCACCAAAGAAAGACCTCAATGGGAGGGTCGCTGCGTCCTCACCGTGTCGGCCTACGGCGAACTTGTGATGCGTACTCGTGACGGTCAAATACGTCATGCCGACAATCCTGTACTCGTCTACGACAATGACGAATTTTCATTCAAGGACATTGACGGTCGCAAATCTGTGTCTTACACCTGTAACCTACCTCACACCGGCCACAACATCATTGCTTGCTACCTGCGTATCACTCGCGCCGATAGTTCTATCGACTACTCAGTGATGTACCCCGAAGATTGGTGCCGCCTCGCCGGTTATTCACAGAAGCAGAACCGAGGTGTCGCCAACGAACTCTACGGCATGGACGCTAACGGCATTGTCCATATCGACCCCGGCTTCCTCATGGCCAAGTGCATCAAACACGCTTTCAAGTCCTACCCGAAAGTGCGCATCGGTCGTGGCACCGAACTCCAATCACAGCAGGTAGACGAACCGGCACAACTCTCCGATGAGGAAATCTACGGAGTAGACCCCGATACCGGCGAAGTCCTCGATAATGCTACCGAACCTGCGCCTCAGCCATTCGGTAACAACGAGCCTCCACAGGGCGTAACTGTAAACACCGATGATGAGGAAGGCTTCTGAAAGCAACATCAAGCCTTGCAGTGGGTGCCCGCTTGTGCGTAACACTCTCAACGGACACTACTGCACTCGGCTTGGTATCATCACCGAATACGCTAAAACAAAACCGTGTAACCCATAAATATATCAATCATGGCAGATAACACCCAAGCATTAACAATCTTCGAGCAGAAAAACGTGCAGACCCTTGCCGAACTCGCTCCACAGTCGTACCGCGAGAACCAATTATCTCATACCCGGTGCCTTGAAGTAGGCAGCGCCCTGTTGCTCCGGGTAAAAAAGGAGGGCATGACAGACGCTCTCGATATAGAGATAGCCAAGTTCATCGAAAAAGCAAAGCTGACCGTCAAGAAGATGAACGGCAAGCGCACTCCTGTTACGCAGCTCTTTGACCAAATCCGTAAGGTCTACACCTCAATGGAGAATGATGTAGCCCCCACCAAAGCAGACTCAATTCCCAATCAACTGCAAGCCCACCGCAATGCCTATGCCAAGAAAAAGCATGAGGAAGAGGAGCGCCGCCGCCGCGAAGATGCCGCTCGACAGGCAAAGGAGAATGCCAAAATTCGCTATCGCGCTGATGTCAATGACGACTATGTAAGCCAGTTCAACGCTCTTGTCAATAAGAGCATCAACGAGCTTACCGACATGGATAAGCAGATAAGCCTCGACAATTACGAGATTGTCTACGATGGCATCAAGAATTTCAGTTGCGAACTTCCTGCAACATGGTGTCAGACGGTAATCAGCGGCGCACATCGCCCTGCCGAACTAACCCCGGACGAATGTCGCGCTATACAGGCCAACGTGATGTCCGGCCTCGTCAATCGCTTCAAGGAGCAATTTCCTTTTGAGGTGCAAAGCATACGCGATGATATTCTCGACCGTATGCCCTCAAAGAAAAAGGAGCTTGAGCGCATCGCCAAATCGTCAGCCGAGGAAGCCGCCCGCATCAAGGCCGAAATGGAGGCTAAGGAACGCGCTGAGGCCGCTCGTAAGGAAAAGGAACGCGATGAGCGAGAGAAACAGGAAGCCGCTGAAAAGCAGCTTGCCGCAAAGAAACAGGAAATGGACGGTCTTTTCGGCGCACAGGTCGCTACACCTGTGGCATATCAGCCAAAGACACAGGTTAAGAAAAAGGTGGTTATCAATTCTGCCGAGGACATCATGAAGATTGTCGCTTTTTGGTGGTCACAAGAGGGCTGCACAAAGACCTTAGAAGAACTCTGCAAGGAGTTTAAGAAGCAAATCACCTTTGCTAATACCGCCGCAAACTCCAAAGACAACGCTATGTTCATCGCTGATGTCCAATACGAGGACGAGGTTAAAGCCAAGTAATAATGAGCCACAATCCGGACGCATATTACAGCCGTACTGAGGTCAGCAACTCTGACCTCACGGCTCTAAAGAACCTCTTACACCCGGTGCCTATGCCGCCGGGTGTAAAGGAGGCCGCTTTTCGCTTCGGCAATCTCGTGGACGCGATAATCACCGAGCCGGAGCGAGTGAACTACTACCAACTGACGGTAGATGATGAGCAATACACCGATGATGAGTTTCGCCATGCAAAGGAAATGTATCGCTCCCTGCGTATGACGGCTCGGCATGACCCCTTTCTCGCAAAGGTGTTGGCTGAAGCCGAAACACAGCGCTACATGGTCAATCAAGCACAGCAGTTTGAGTATGGTGGCTTCCCTTTCACGCTCGATACGCGCTGTAAGTGGGATTGGTGGCTTGACCTCTACAAATTTGGTGGCGACCTCAAAACCTGTTCAGCCGCAACCCAAAAAGAATTTGATGATGCCGTTGATTTCTTCGATTGGGACAGGAGCCGCGCATGGTACATGGACATCGCACATTCCGACTGCGATTTCATCTATGCCATCAGCAAAAAGAACTGCAACGTATTTACCACACGCATACGCAGGGACGACCCGGTGTATCTCCGTGGCAGAGATAAGTATCTTGAATTAGCATTTCAATATTGGTGCCTCGCATTATGACAGCAACATTAAAACATAACCTCCGAGTAGAGCCATACGAATACCAACGTGAGGGTATTTTGTTCGGTCTTGACCGGCACCGTCTGCTTATTGGTGACGAGCCGGGGCTTGGCAAGACCTTGCAGAGCATCGGGATTGTTGATACAGCCTCCGCTTATCCTTGTTTGGTAATATGCCCCTCCTCGCTTAAAATCAATTGGCAGAGAGAGTTTGAGAAATTCACCAACAAAAAGGCTCTTGTGCTTGACAATGCTTCCCGGACATCGTGGCCTTACCTGCTCGGCATGGGTATGTTCCATGTAGCAATCGTCAATTATGAGTCGCTGAAAAAGTTCTTTGTGTGGGACATAAAGGGCGGTAAATCATTCCAGCTCAAAGATGTTGTTTTCAACCGCGACATCAACATCTTCAAGTCGGTAATTATGGACGAGTCTCACCGGCTCAAAGACCCGACTGCGCAACAGACAATGTTCACTCGTGGCATTGTAGAGGGCAAAGAGTGGCGCATATTGCTGTCCGGTACGCCGGTTGTCAATCATGCTCAGGACTTGGTTGCACAACTCGCTATAATGGGACGGCTGCTCTCTGACTTTGGCGGTCGTGGCAAATTCCTTGCCGACTACGGCGAAAATGAAAACCTATCGGAGTTGTCGGATAAACTATACTCCTACTGCATGATACGCCGTGAGAAGAAAACAGTTCTCACAGAGTTGCCCGACAAGCAGCGCACCGACCTTCATGTCGATATTTCCAACCGTGACGAATACAATCTTGCAGCCGCAGACCTCGCCGCCTATCTCCGTGAATACACAGAATGTACCGACCGTGACATTCGCCGCAAGATGCGCATGGAGGCTCTTGTAAAGTTCATGACGCTGCGCTCTCTCGCTTCAAAGGGAAAGGTTAAGCAAGCCACTGAGTTTATACGCAATTTCCTTGCCAACGGCAAACCTCTGATTGTTTTCTGCTCTCTGAAAGAGATTGTCAAGGCTCTGCAAAAGCAATTCCCGGACTCTGTAAGAGTAACCGGCGATGACAGCCTCAACGACAAACAAGCCGCTGTCGATGCTTTTCAGTCAGGCGAGGCTCAGTTAATCATCTGCTCAATCAAAGCCGCCGGCGTAGGTCTTACGCTTACAGCATCGTCCAACGTGGCTTTCGTGGAGTTTCCGTGGACTTATGCCGACTGCTGTCAGTGTGAGGACCGCGCACACCGCATAGGACAAAAGAACAATGTGAACTGCTACTACCTCATTGGTCGCAACACCATCGACCCGGTTCTTTACAACATCATTCACAAGAAACGGAGCATTGCCAATCAGATAATGGCCTCCGATGATGACATACCGACCGATGAGATGTATTTCGATGAACTTGTAAACTCTTTCCTCGACTATGGTTGAAATCAGCAAATCAGATATTGAGCGCATAAGGCCCTGCCTCGATAGTGCCATAGAGCATTAAAGTCATTGAACGGTCTGCGCAACAG